TGATGATGCCACTTTTAGTTAATCTTTTGAAGTCTTCAGATAAAGAATACATTCGTTGGGCTAACCGAGAAGAAGCAGTACAGAAGCAAATTGATAGACTACTCGCTTTGACTAGGGGGTAGCCTTGGCGTATTTCGTATTAGCGGTCGCACTTGCCATTTCGGCAGTTGCGGCTTATTATTCAATCATTGGGTTGGTTACTATCTTCTCTGCGGCAGTCTTACCTGTAGTTATTATGGGTTCTGTTTTAGAGATTGGTAAACTCACTACTACTGTCTGGCTTCACCGATATTGGAAGCAAGCAACGTGGTGGCTCAAAACATATTTGACTATGGCAGTTGTTGTTCTCATGTTGATTACCAGCATGGGAATTTTTGGCTTTCTATCGAAGGCACACATTCAACAAACAGCCGAAGTAGAACAGAATGCAAGTTTAGTTGTTCGAATTGAACAGCAAATTGAAACTCAAAAGAATAGAATTGAAGAACTAGAGAATGTTGCAAATGTACAGAATGAGCAACAAAATGCGCAGATTGTACAGAATGAGAAACAAATTGAGCAAATAAATTCCCGCTATGAGACACTAGTTTCAGAGCAAAATACAATCATCGAAGAGGCTCGTGGTAATCTTGCATTGCTTGAAAAGTTCACCAGCGAAAACGATATCGAAGCGTTACAAGTATTAGTTGGAGTAAGGGCAGATGGTAGGTTTGGTCCTGGTACTGCTAGAGCAGTCGAAGCATTTAGAGAACGTGAGGAAGCATCGTCCACACGAATTGTGTCGCAAGCCAGGGAAGAGATTAGAAGACTGCGTGAGTTGCAAAATTCTGAGGTATCTCGACTGGCTTCCGCAAACGGTAGATTGCAGAATGAAATCGGAACAGTATCCGTTGACAGAGAAGCAATCGAAGCAATCAACCAAAACGTCCTCGAACTTGAACAAGAAAAATTTGAACTAGAGACTGAATTCAGAAAACTTGAAGCAGAATTTGGACCAGTTAAATATATTGCTGAACTAATTTATGGTGCAGAACAAGATGACACAACACTCGACAAAGCAGTTCGTGTTGTTATTCTATTGTTGATATTTGTGTTTGACCCATTAGCAGTTTTGCTATTGATTGCAAGTCAATATACACTAGCACCAAAGAAAGATGATAAACCATCTAAGAACGAAACAGTAGAGTTTAGAACCACACCCAAGAAGGTTCAAACGAAATTCAAAGAAGTTGAAATAGGAACGACCGAAGTTGAGTATGATAAAGAAAAAGATGAAATCAAATTCAATAATGGAAAGTTAAAAGGATTCAAACCAGATGTATGAATATAGATGTAAAATCCTTCGGGTTGTTGATGGTGACACGGTTGATATTGATATTGACCTTGGCTTTGGTGTCTGGTTGCACCGTGAGAGGGTGCGTGTTGCTGGAATCGATACACCTGAAAGTAGAACAAGAGACTTGGTTGAAAAACAATTTGGTCTTGCCGCAAAAGAAAGACTTAAAAGTCTCTGCCCAATTGGTTCGATGCAGATTTTAGTCTGTCAGAAGTATGATGATAAGGGCAAGTTTGGTAGAGTGTTGGGAGACTTCTTTATCGAAGAAGAAGATAAATTGCTAACTGATATCATGGTAGAAGAAGGTCACGCTGTTGCATACTTTGGTGGTTCGAAAGAAGAAATCCAAATCAAACATCTAGCGAACAGACAGAAACTACTAAGAGAAGGTGTTGTTGTACTAGAGGAGAAATGATGTATGTCTGATGGTGGAAAGGGGTCAAAGCAACGACCCACTGATAAGCAAAAGTTCGATGAGAACTACGATAAAATTTTTGGGAAGAAAAAACCAAAGAAAAAAGATGAAAAAAATACTTGACATTTAGTATGTTTTCGTGTATGATGTAAGATATAATTAACAAACGAGGAGTTTGAAGTATGAGTGATTTTCTTGATGGTCTTGTCAAAGCGACAGGCAATGAGTACGCAGGGATTGCCGATGGTGGCATTGTAGCAGGAGAAGTAGATGGATATATTGATACTGGGAGTTATGTTCTTAATGCTCTTGTTTCAGGAAGCCTTTTTGGTGGAATTCCTAACAACAAGATTACAGCGTTTGCTGGCGAGAGTGCGACAGGTAAAACCTTTTTCGTTCTTGGGGCAGTAAAGCAATTTATTAAAGACAATCCCGATGGTGGTGTAATTTACTTTGAGAGTGAAAGCGCACTTACCAAGAAGATTATTGCTGACCGTGGAGTTGACCCAAAGCGTGTGGCGATTGTTCCGATTGCAACAGTTGAAGAGTTTGGTACACAGGCAGTAAAACTTGTTGACAAATACCTCGAACAACATGAACGTGACCGCAAGCCTATTTTGCTTGTACTTGACAGTCTTGGTATGTTGTCCACTTCAAAAGAAATGGCTGACACAGAGAGTGGTTCTGAAAAGCGTGACATGACACGGGCACCTAAGATTAGGGGTATCTTCAGAACATTGACACTCAAACTGGGTCGTGCTAAAGTTCCTATGCTTGTAACTAATCACACATATGAAGTTGTTGGTGCATATGTACCTACGAAAGAAATGGGTGGGGGTGCAGGTCTGAAGTATGCGGCATCAAACATTTTGTTCTTGTCGAAGAAGAAAGAAAAAGACGGCACTGAAGTTGTTGGTAACATCATTCGTGTTCTCAATCACAAGTCTCGTTTGACGAAAGAAAATCAAAAAGTAGAAGTTCTTGTGACTTACAAAAAAGGTCTATCAAGGTACTACGGTCTACTTGAACTAGCAGAAGCGGCAGGTATCTTTAAGAAAGTATCTACACGCTACGAACTACCAGATGGCGCAAAGCAGTTTGGTAAAACCATCAATGAAAACCCAGAACAGTTTTTTACTGAAGAAGTGTTGCAAGGTATTGAAAAGTATGTACAAGCAAACTTCTTGTATGGTTCTGAAACTGTCGAAGAATTGGAAACTGCATTAGAAGAAGAAATTGCTGAGATTGAAGAGGTCACCAATGAGGGCTGATATCAAAGACTTCTATGATTTGGTTCCCAATGCAGTCGGTGATGAATATCATATTCTACTGAAGAACACAGAGAAATTCGATGGCGTCACTTATCGCTATGGTCGAGTTCAATTTGGTTCCGAAGAAAATGAAGATGGTACCTTGACATTTCGTTATGAGTATGATATAGTAACGGTACCGACTGAAATTGCAGAACAGCAATTAGATGACACAGATAAGCAAGAACTAGAAAGTCTCGTAGGGGACATTCTATTGCATATCTTAGAAAATGATTTAAGCGAAAAGGGTAAACACAAAGATGGTATCGTCAAGATTGGAACACCTAATCCTGAAGTCACTCATTAGTGACGAGGATTACTGTAGAAAAACACTACCATTTGTAAAGCCTGAATACTTTGAAAGTCTCACTGAACGTGAGTTATTCAAAGAGGTTTATGGTTTTGTAGATGGACACAATAACATTCCAACGCATGAAGCGTTATTGATTGCATTGAACAATCGCAAGGATGTCAGTGAAGAGACATTCAAAGAAGCAGGTGAACTGCTAAGTGATTTTAAGACAATCGAAAAACTTCCTGACCAAAGTTGGTTGCTTGAGAACACTGAGAAGTGGTGTCAGGAACGTGCTATCTACAATGCAATCATGTCATCAATCGGTATCATGGAAGGGCGAGACAAGCAGAATGAGAAGGGTGCAATTCCTAAACTCTTATCTGATGCACTTGGTGTTTCTTTTGATACTTGGATTGGTCACGATTACCTTGAAAACTCTGATGAGCGTTTTGACTTCTATCATCGTGTAGAAGAGAAAATTCCTTTCGACTTAGATTACTTCAACAAGATTACAAAAGGTGGTTTGTCTCGTAAATCACTTAACATTGCTCTTGCAGGTACAGGTGTTGGTAAATCACTTTTCATGTGTCACTGTGCGAGTGCAAACCTTCAACAAGGTCAGAATGTTTTGTATATCACACTTGAGATGTCTGAGGAAAAAATTGCTGAACGTATCGATGCAAATTTGTTGGATACACCAATTCAACAGTTGCCAGAACTTAGTAAGTCAATGTATGACAAAAAGATTGACAGAGTGAAGACGAAGTTCCAAGGTAAGTTGATTGTCAAAGAATATCCAACTGCCAGTGTTCACGCAGGTCACTTCCGTCACCTTCTGAATGAACTTAATCTGAAGAAGAACTTCAAGCCCGATATCATCTATATCGACTATCTCAACATTTGTGCTTCATCAAGGGTAAAAAATTCAAATGCAAACTCATACACTATCGTTAAATCAATCGCAGAAGAAATTAGAGGACTCGCCCAAGAGTTCAATTTGCCGATTGTGTCAGCCACCCAGACAACCAGAAGCGGATACTCAAACACAGACGTTGGTCTCGAAGACACCTCAGAAAGTTTCGGTCTACCAGCCACGGCAGACCTTATGTTCGCTCTTATCTCCACCGAGGAGTTAGAAGAACTAAATCAAATCATGGTCAAGCAGTTGAAAAATCGCTATAACGACCCTGGTAGTAATCGTAGATTTGTAGTTGGTATTGACAGAGCAAAAATGAGGTTATATGATTGTGAGCAAGATGCACAAGATGATATCGTTAATAGTGGGCAAGTCGCAGACACACCCGCATTTGACAAGTCGAGTTTTGGAAATGGTTTGGCGAATGAAAGGAAGGCTTTTAATGAATGGAACGTATAGATTAGTTGAAGAGAATAATGTTTGGTTAATTACCGAGAACGGTAAGCCTATCGCAAAAAGTCGCAACAAACAACATGCACTTGGTATGCTTAATCATTTGAATTGGGGCGGAGCATTCGAAGGTAAGACCCCACCTTTCATGTTTACAGGCGGACCAATCGATATTGACAGGAGAAAAGAAGATGCAAAACCCCTACGTTAAATACATCAAGGTGTATGATGATGCACTTGACGCATCATTTTGTGATGCACTTATTGAGAAATTTGAGATGCTTGAAGACAAACAAGTATC